TTGTGCAAGGGCATGGTTCACTGATGCTCGCAATGGATGGGCACCTAACAAACCTGCAACAATCGCACGTAAAGGCAGCGACCGTCCCTTGATCGATACTGGCGCTTTGAGGGCAAGTATCGTCGGAATCGTCCGTGAAGAATAGGAGGGTCTTGTGATTTCCGTCGAAGAGATTGTGCAAGATCCTGATATGGTAGCGCCCGAACCGTTCTACGTGCTGCGCAGCACGGGCAGCTTTGTCCTAGGCGGCTTCCAAAGCACCACAACCTCTATACCTTGCTTCGGCCCGGTGCATCAGGCGAGTGACAAAGAAATCGCCATGTTACCAGAGGCCGACCGCGTTGGCTCAGTAAGATCCTTCTGGACAAATATACCGCTTTACACTACACGAGGCACGGCTCCAGTGCCGTCCGTTCATGGTGAAGTGCCTATCGGATCTGGAACGGAGTTTACGCTTACCACCACACCGCCCGGCCTCTCCTGCACCGTGTACGACGGCGCCGGAAAGCAGCTGACTGATTTCATCGTGGCCGGGGCACAGTTAGTTTTCACCGTAGCACCCACAGCGCCGCTCTACGCAACCTGGCCCGTTACGGTGCCGACCGGCCAGTCCGCCAGTGACATCATCCAGTACGGCACAGAACAGTACCGCGTCAGCCACATTTATCGTGTGGCAGGAGCAGGTTTCTGGCGTTGCCTTGCGGTAAGAATGGATGCCGCCTAATGCCCACTACGACGACGTACCCCAACGGCCAGTCTCTAGTTTCTAGCGCGCTTACACAGCAAGAAATCAACATTCTACTGCAGCAACTGACTTGCGGCATGCTTGGAATCAGACCTGTCGATCCCATGCAAGTACGCGTCGACTGGCAGGCTGAGGGCCAACCTGATGTACCGCGACCCTCGGTCGATGTCTGCTACATTAGCTGCGTAACGCAGGACTCGGATTATGCTAAGATCGCGCGCGACCGCACGTTCACTGGAACAGAGGTACTTACTGAGAATTGGAATTATACACGATCGTGGTTAATCAACTGGGACCTTTACGGCCCCAACAGCACTGACCGTACACGGCAAATTCATTCCGCCACGTTTATGGACTACTTCAGTGATGTGCTGTCGCTTAGCAATCTATATCTGTTGAGTGACCCGCCCGCGCCAACGCGAATTCCAGTTGAGCACAATAATCAGTGGTACGAGCATTCGCACTTCCACTGTGACTTTTATGAGGCAGTAACCGAAACCATTCAAGATTCCATTGCCACCAGTGTGGAGATCAAGCTCGAAACCAACGACGGCCTGGCCGCCGACTTCACAGTGGTGAAGACATGAGCCGTCGAGTACGCCTGCACAGAGCGCTAGACGCAGTCATTGATGCCGCGTTTACAGTAGCCAGTGCTAATGCGGCGCTTAAGGCAGCGGGCTACAAGGAACGTTTAAAGCGTGGCAATGGTTATTACTACTTCTATGACGGTGATGCTACTAAGTGGTTCAGCAGTTCGATACCAACCAACAGCATTGCGTCCTACACGTCTTCAATGATTATCCGTGAGCGCAATCAGCTCGCCAACGATTACAGAAATTTCTAAGGAGAAACCCTTGTCCACACAGATACCGCCTCTCGACTTAAGCAACATCATCGACATCTCGGTCACGGTGTCGCCATCGACCCCGGCCGTGAACCCTTTCAATATCGGCCTGTTCGTAGGCCCCTCGACCGTAATCCCAAGCTACGGGGCAAACTCCCGCGTTCAGACGTTCACCTCGCCGGCTGCGGTTCTTGCTGCTGGCTTCTCGCTGTCAAGCCCGGAGTACCTGGCCTCGCTGATCTACTTTGATCAGACGCCCGCGGCCGCCAAGTTTGCCCTCGGCTGTCAGGACCTCACTACGCTACAGACCATCACGGTCGCGGGCCGCACGGTCACAGACGGCGCGATGACGCTGCATGACACAACGCTGGACAGCGCTACGGCTGATTTTGTGACGGGCGATATCGGGTCCACCGTAATTGTTGAGGGCGCGGGCACAGCAGGTGCGGCGCTTGTAACTACGATTTCAACCATTACAAGCACAACGGCATGCGTACTTGCAACGGAGTCCTTAACAGCCGTCACCGGCGCGCAGACCAGCATCGGATTTACTGGTTCTGGCTACTATGCGAACGATCTCGTGACGGTGACGCAGGCCGGTGGCAACTACGGCACCGTAAAAGTGCTGACTGTCGGCATCAGTGGTCAGGTACTGACGGCTGCAGTTGTCTCCGGGCAGCAGGGCACTGGGTACACCGTAGCCAGCAGCCTACCGACGGTCGCAGTTTCGCCGGCAACCGGCACGGGGCTTGAGGTGAACATTACCGCAGTCGGTGAGACGTTGCTTGAGGCCGTTACGGCTTGCCGCGCTGCGAGCGGCCTGTGGTACGGGCTGGCGGTTAACGCGCCCACGCTCACGGACAACTTGTATATTGCAGAGTGGGCCGATCCGCAGTGGCAGAGCACGCGCTACTACGCCTACTCCGGTGATGCGGCCATTCCAGCCGGCACTCCAAGCAACCTGGCCCTGCAACTTCAGACTTTGAATCTGCGTGTCATCGGGCAGTATGCCACTACGCAAAGCGGCCTCTACCCCAACAACATCTACGCCGCCGTTGCGGCAATGGGCGTCGAGATGGGACTGCAGACCGGGCTTGCTAACAGTTTCTTCACACTGGCGCACAAGACCCTAGCCGGCATTGCACGGGAGACGCTCACGCAGACACAGTACCAGAATATCGTGTCTTCAGGCTTCAACGTGTACGGCAATTTCCAGGCGTACCAACTGGAGGAGCCTGGGTTCATGTCCAACGGCGCGCCGAGCTACCTGTGGCTGTACCTGGCCATCCTTGTGGCTGAGTTGCAGAACACTGAGATGGCCGTGCTGCAGGGCAACCCCGCCGTGGCGCAGACTAATGCCGCGCAGCAGTTGCTGATTCAGGCCGCGAACGAGGCGTGTGGCGTGCTGTCGGCAATCGGCTTCCTGGCCACGGCGGCTTGGGAAGGCGCGCCAGTCAGCATCCCGGGAGTCAGTATGCAGGTGGGCCAGGCCGTGCCGTCCGGCTATCAGAACCAGTCGCAGCCGTACAGCCAGCAGACCAAGGCAAATCGCGACGCCGGCCAAGCGATGCCGGTGTACACATTTGTGACAACCGCGGGCGTGGTCCAAAGCCTGATGATTGCTGTGTATGTCGAGTTGTAGTCGGCTAAGTTTCAAGGATAGGGTCTCGAGCCCGACAAGCGCGGAAATGTCCACCGCGCTTCCTTGATTTACTTTGGACTTGCAAAGGACAATGCTATGAAAGAGCCACAAGGCTGTATTTACCACGCTGTAAATAAGAAGAACAGAAAAGGCTACGTAGGACAATACGGGGGTTTACAAGTTGAGCGGCGCTGGAACGGCCATATAAAGGATGCGCGCGGCGGCTCTTCATTCTTATTTCATCGTGCACTTCGTAAGAACGGTTACGAAAAGGGATTTACTTGGGAAGTAATCTGGCACGGTTCTATTTCGAAGCTGAACAAGATGGAAACGTACTACATTAAGAAGCTTCACACGTTCGTTTCTGACCCGCTTGGTGGTGGCTATAACTTAACCATGGGCGGTGGCGGTATGCGCGGTTATAAGTACAGGCCTGCTTCAAGAAGAAAACTGTCACAGGCAGCTTCGCGGCGGTGGGAGGATGATACTTACCGAGAAGAAATGACACGTCAGAATCAATTACTTGGTGCTGACCTAGATATAAGACGTAACCGATCAAGCTACAAGCAGAACTTCTGGGATTCTAGAACTCCTAAAGAGCGAAAGACAATCGGAAAAGCTATTCATCGTGGTCATGCACGTAGAACGCCAGAAGAAAGGGCAGCGCTCAGCGTCATTCTTAGTGCTAACACGACTAAGCAATGGCAGGCTCCCGGCTTTCGTGAAACTAGGAGTGCCAGTCTCGCAGCCACGTTGGCTGCGAGGACTCCTGCAGAACGCAAAGCTAATTCAGTCATGCATCGTAAGTTGTCCAAGAAAATGTGGGCTGAAAGAACGCCAGAAGAGCGTACTGCAGTGAGTACTGCTATAATGGTTGGCCATGCTAAGAGAACTCCTGCTGAACAGGAAGCTTATTGTGAATCGCACAGAGTAGGCGCGATCAATCGTTATGCATCAATGTCATCGGAAGAGCGAAAAATTTACTGGCGTAAGACGCACCCAAACGGAAATCACCCTAAAGAAAAGAACGTCTAAGGAGGCATCGTGGCCGCAGGAGTTACGTATTCATTCAAGAGTTTGGTCGGGGTACTGAAAAACTCGATCGTCGGAGTTGTGATACCGCTCACCGGCGGAAACATCGGGCTGGGCGGTATCACCATCCGTATGACAACCAGCCGTACCGTGCACGACGTTGCGGCCGACGGCACCGTAATGCCCAGCTACGTTGCTGGCGCCAACGGCGAGGTGGACATTGAGGTGCAGGAGACTTCTATCTTGCACAAGGCGTTGCTCACTCTCTACAATGCCCTGGTGCTGCAGGCCGACCTGGATGACATCCTCGGTTGGGCGGCCACCAGTATCAGCTTCGCTTTGCTGATAGACGGCAGCGTGCATACTCTGACAGGCGTCAGCTTTGATAAGATCCCAGACAAGCCCTACCAGGCGGCCGGGCAGAAGATGACTTGGAAACTCTTGGCGGCGAACATTTCCTCGGTGTAAGGAGGCTCTCATGGGGGCTATCGGTTCTACACTCGGTGCCGTATTCGCCAGTCACACCGGGGCGACGTATTCGTTTAAGGCACTGACCGGCGTGTTGCGTAACCAGGTCCTGGGTGTCACAATTCCCTTCACGGGGAAGAACCTAGGACTGGGCGGCATCACCATACGCATGGCGGTGCCGCGTACTGTGCATGAGACGGGCGTAGACGGTGCTGTCATACCACTGTACATAGCGGGCGACAATGGCGGGGTAGAGATTGAGGTGCAGCAGTCTAGCGCTTTGAATACTAGTCTGCTGTCCCTCTACAATCGCCTGCTGATGGCCGCGCAGGGCGGAGACTACACCGGGTGGGCCGCTACTAGCATCATGTTCAATTTTCTATCGGACGGTAGTCTGCACTTGCTATCCGGCCTCAGTTTTGAGAAGTTTCCAGACAAGCCGTACGCAGCTGCCGGGCAGAGCGTCAAATGGCGGTTAATCGCAGCAAACATTTTCAACGGATAGGGCACCAAGGAGGCCCTCCACGCATGGCACAACCACGCACAAAGCAGGTAGATCTTAAAGGCCGTAAGTTTGAATTGCGGCGTCTTTCGCCCGAAGTGGGCACGTTCATTCTCATGCGCATGATGGGCGTTCAAATGCGTAGTGAGGCGGCACAGGAAGAGCGCGCGCCTGCAAAGCCCGTCGCCGCCACTGAGCCCGCCGCGAAGCCGCCCGTGATCGACGGTGAGGCGCGTGTACGAGCGCTCAGCTTTATTGTGTTCTCCGGCGCCATCAGCTTTGAAGATTTCAAGTTCATTCAGAGCGCTTGCATGCACTGTGTCTCGATTGTGAAAGTGGCCGAGGGTGAGACCTTCCCCATGCCGATTATGAGCGACGCCGGTGAGTGGACAAAGGACGGGCAGGCTGTAGTGGACGACGTGCAACTTCTGATGAACCTTACTACGGAAGTGCTCGTGATTTGTTTTGCGGATTTTTTCGAACAGGGTTCCGCCGTCTAATAGAAGCGTCTTCGGCGGAGCAGGCTTTTGAGCCGATGTCGTTTCCGACGCTGAACCCTTTGCTCTGGCGCCCTGTTGCTGCTGGACTTTGGCGGCAGTATGAGTTATATGACGGAACCTATGATATTGGCGACTTGCTCGACGCCCTGGAATACTTGGATGTCAAGGAAGAGAATGAGCGGCGGCACCGCGCCAGTTTGAAGCAAGGAGGCACTGAGTGAGCGGAGTCATTGATGAGTATATGGTTCGCCTCGGTGCGAGCATCGATCAAAGTGGTCTCAATCGTTTCCGCCAGGCACTTAAAGAAGCTAC